CCGTTGCAACTCGCTTTTGATGGATACACAAAGGGTCGCCTCCTAAAACTTGGAGTAGACCTGCGTTCACAGTTCCGAAATCAAGAGATGGCCCGCGATAGTTCCATTAGTGGCGATTTCGCTACTTTGGATTTATCAATGGCCTCGGACACCCTAGCATTTTCTGTAATTGAAACTCTCCTCCCTGAGGAGTGGTTCTCTTACGTTAATGCACTTAGGAGTCCTTTCTATAGAATTGAGTCCGGTCCCATAATGAAATATTCAAAATTTTCATCTATGGGTAACGGTACTACATTTCCATTAGAAACTCTTGTTTTCGCTGCAGCTTGTAAAGCTACAGGTTCTCGGAAATTTTCCGTTTATGGTGATGATATTATCATCGAAACTGAAAACTACGAGAAAGTCTGTAAGCTTTTAAAGTACCTTGGTTTTCTACCAAACCATGAGAAGTCTTTCTCATCTGGATCCTTTCGAGAATCCTGTGGGACAGACTGGTTTGATGGAAAGTTGGTAACGCCTTTCTATATACGCGACTGGTCCGAGCAGAGTAATCTGCTGTGCCACAACGTAAATGGTTTGGCGTCTCTTTGTATACCAGGGGGTTCCTTAAGTGATCACTTACTTAGCTTAATTGCTAATAAGCGACTGCCTTTGGTCCCTTGGAACGAAGATACTATGAGTGGGATCATGATTGACCCCACTAGTAGCTACCACCGAGGCCTCATTCGCACTGGTAAATGTCAGGAACCCCAATATAAGGCTTTTGTCTCCAAAAGCCCTAGTATGAAGGTTCAAGACAGTACCACCTCTTTTCTCTGGCACTTATCGGCTAGAGATCAGAGAGTTCCTTTAACTCCCGTAATCCACGGGATAGGAAGTGCTCTTGAGAGCAGTTTGATGCCCACCTTGACGCATAAGTTCGTGCGAAAGTGGGTTCGCTGGTTAGTACCAGCGAAGGGTGTTCCTGTTCACCTGTATTGGTGGACAGATCTTCTCCTGCGCGCAAGCTCAGGTAAAGAAACATAGGAAAGGATTCCTAGTCGTGCTGCATAGCA